AAACTATTACAATGTGACATCGTAGGAGATGCAGATTTTTCAAAATGGGACGGGTCTATTAATAGCGCAATTATGGACGCCATATTTGAGGTATTCCAACAGCGTTATCAGGGAAAACACGCTGCTATATTGAAATATATAGCTAACACTACTACTCGATCATGGACTCTGGTTAACGATGAAGTGTGGGCAACCACACACGGATTACCTTCTGGCACTTGGCTAACACTGCTTATTAATTGTCTTTTAAACAAAGCCTTAAGTGCTCTAGTTATACACCGTAATAAAAAGGACCCTAAGGTTACTGATGTTTTTTCTGTTGTTGACTATGTTATGGGAGACGACAAAATCATAGGAGCTAAAGGAGAAATGAGTAAGATTTTTAATTTAATAACTATTCGTGATGTGGCTACAGACCTAGGTATGACTGCTACAAACGGAGATAAGAGCGCGATTACTCAGGCTTCACATAACTTTAATAGCCTTACATTCGTTAAGAGACACTTCCGCATGCACCACGATCTATGCCATTATGTTGGCGTACTCAGTGTGGACACTTTGATCAACACTTTACAATGGCGAGACGCGTCGCGCGACGCAGACCAAGTAATTAGCGGCAAAATAAGATCAGTGCAGGTGGAGGCAGCGTTGCATTCCAGGATGTTGTTTGAAAGAATAACTAATGTATGCCTCGAAACCTACCCAATGTACCCGCTTTTTACGTACGAACAAGCCCTTAAAATAGTTGAATCCCCCAAGGGATATGACTATGTTATGCGAGGTCTTGATAAGTTCTTCGCATAAGTTTTTATATATATATAAGCTCGCATCTTACTGCGCTTGTTGAACAGGTTGGTAACCCATAACCCACAATATATATTGCGTTCTAATTGACACAACACTTCATAAGTGTCAAGCGACGGTATATTGTGACCCCAATTTGAAGTTGTTGCTCCTGGTTTTAGAGCAATGTTAAATGTTTAGAACCGCACAAATGATAA